AGTTGTGATGCAGCCATTTGGCCGTGGTGTTAAAGCTGACAATAATATTATATATGACCCGAGCGGAAGAAGTTTCGAAGGAGTTCATGTAATTGAGATTGTGAAAAAATTGCAGAAAGCAGACATTGCAGTCATTGTAATGAGTGAGCTTGGGATAGACTTTCAAAAGCATGGCTGTAAAGATCCCGTAGCACTACCCCAAAACGTGTCATTAAGACAATGGGCTGCTATTATCGGTCAAGCAGATTATTTCTTAGGCTGCGACTCAGTAGGACAACATCTAGCAGTAGCTTTAAACAAGCCGTTGTCTGTAGTGCTTGGTTCAACATTTCCAATCAATGTTACCTACATGGACTACGATAAATTAGACATTTTAGATATGGGTGGCGAAGTACGTCAATACAGTCCAATCAGAATTACCATGGACGATGTTGCAGATCGAGGCAACGACGGTATTATGAAAATGAATGACAAGATCGAAAGCACTATTGTAGAGTCTGTGATAAAAGGAATGGAAAAATTTCCTATGTTGCAATCTACGACAGATGAAATTGCAGTAACATCTGCACCTACTTGCCCAACTTGCTAACGAATGAAGAGATTCTTTGCTTTTGGTTGTAGTTACACTAACTATGCATGGCCTACCTGGGCCAATTTGCTATCAACTAACTACGACGAATTTTATAATTGGGGATTGGCAGGGCTAGGTAATAGAGCTATTGCCGAACGTGTTGCTGAAGCCAATGTCAAGCATCAATTCACTAAAGATGATTTAATCATTGTGCAATGGAGCAGCCACTTGCGCAATGATTGGTGGCACAAATATAGTTGTTCAGACAGGCCCTATCAGTGGAAAACCAGCGGTAGTATATTCAACTATATTAATGAAAAAATCTATGACGACAAGTGGGTAGAGATGTTCTTTTATGAACCTGCTTATTTCATGCATACCTTAAATCACATTTCGTTAACTCAGGGTTTGCTAAAATCTATAGGCTGCGAGTGGTATATGACCAGCATGGGCGATATAAGAAATCTAGGCGCCGACCTAAGGAATCACGCAGATTATGGAGAACTAGGGCATATTCCCACACCCGGTGATGTTAACGTTGACATGTTGGCATGGGAAAAGATTCCAGAACTAGCCATCTATAATAAATCGATCTGGGAAAATAATAAAGATCATTGGCTCATGCCCATGGAAACTCACGCACAGCTACATAAAGAACATACCTACAAGTACGTAGACGATGTCCGCGGCGGCACTAAACAATTCACAGACGATTTTCATCCCACGCCAAGGCAACATGCTTTATGGATCGAAAGTCAACTGGCTGACCGACTGAATTTATCAAAAGAGACTATGGATTTTGCCTTTAGCGTAGCCGATCGAGTTGACGATCACTTTAATAAATTTAAATTTAGTAAGATGCAGTTTACAGAAAAATTATTTACTAGTGATTTTTTTGAAAAGAAATATGAAAAAATGAAGTGGCCGACATGGATAATGGGATTTTAATATGAAACGTTTGTTTACATTTGGGTGTAGCTATACTAGCTATTCCTGGCCTACTTGGGCTAATTTGATATCGATCGACTATGACGAATTTTACAATTGGGGATTAGCAGGGCTAGGAAATAGGGCTATTGCTGAAAGAATTGTAGAAGCACACCAGAGGCATACATTTACCAAAGACGATGTGATTATTATACAGTGGAGCAGTCATTTGCGTAATGATTGGTATCACGAACACAGTTTACCAGAAAGACATAGTAACTGGAAAACTGCTGGCAGCATTTTTAATTACCTAAATCAACCCCTCTACGATCAAAAATGGGTTGACACGTTTTTCTATGAACCGGCATATCTCATGCATACACTAAACAACATAGGCCTAACTCAGGGGTTTTTAAAATCTATAGGGTGTGAATGGTATATGACCAGCATAGGAGACATCCGAAACATGGGGGATGATTTAAGAGACGCACCCGGATCAGGAGAAAAACTCGAGTACAATAATCCTAAAATTAAAACCGAGTTCGCATGGGATAACATTGCCAACTTAAAAATCTATGAAGAAAAAATATGGAAAGATCATGCTGCCCACTGGCTTACACCGTTGGAACTTGTAGCAAAAGAGCACTTAGATTTAACTTTTGAATTCGATGACACAAACGAGCCTGGACACAAGTTTTTTGATACACACCCCTCGCCACATCAACACATTATATGGATAGAACAAGAATTAAAAGACAAACTAAAATTAACAGACACTACGATAACTGCTGTCAAAGAACTTGCAGATAATTTACACAGCTTACAAAAAAGAATGAAATTTGATAAAATTATATTCGAACTCACACTGGCCAAACGAATAGACTGGCCTAGTTCGGTGGATCATATGGTATGGCCCACTTGGCCTAACGGATTTTAAAGGAACATAATGAAAAAAGATATTTGGATTGCAGCACTCGCTCGCGGACACAACAGCAGTGTTTGTCTACTAAAAAACGGTGAAATTGTATTTTCGATAGAAGAAGAACGATTAAGCAGGAACAAATACGACGGCGGCCCTTATGCTGCCATGCTTAAGATACTAGACTACACTGATAAAATTGATTATCTTGTGATTGCACATACACAAAGTCTGCAAGAAACTGCAGGTAAAGTCGATTTCAGTGGGGATGACATCTATACCGGACTGGCAAGAAAATTAGGATTAATCAATAGAAAAGAAAATCCCTACAAGCATCCACAGGTAATTGATCTCAGTCACGTACACCATAAATTACATGCAGCCTGTGCATTTTATAGATCGGGATTTGATCAAGCAGTGGCATTAATTGTAGACGGAGCTGGTACTTTTATACCGCTAAATATCAACGGCGATCAAATTGTTGGATGGGAAACTGAAAGCATTTATGACTGTAAATATCCTTCAAGTTTTAAAACAGTCTATAAACATATTGGACTCAGAGGACCAAATGCTGGTGCGTTGGTTAAAAGTTTTGACAGCGAAATCTATGACGAACCTGGGCAAACACACGAAGCATTGATTACAGATCGTGCAGGCATAACCAAAGTCTACGAAGCTGTAACCCGGTATTGTGGATGGTCGAGTATTGAAGCAGGGAAAACTATGGGATTGTTCCCGTACGGAAAAGAAAATCCAAACATTCCTAGATTGTTCGATGACGCAGGAATAGCGCCACTGGCCAATAGAAATCTCACTGTGCCAACATATCCAAATGGTGCTGTAATAAACGCTGAATTATTTTCGTATCTCAGTAACGATGCTACACAGCTGTCTTGGGGGGATAACAAGGATGTTACCTATATGGACAATCGTAGAGACCTAGCATATGCCTGTCAAACACAAACTCAAGAACAAGTTTTACGATTAATTCGAAAAGCTGTAGAAATGACTGGGCAAAAGAAAGTGGTTATTAGCGGTGGGTACGGATTAAACTGCGTGGCAAATTACTGGTATCTAGGACAGCTAAAAGATGAAGGGATTGAAATTTATGTAGAGCCGATCTCGAACGATGCTGGCACAGCCATAGGTGCAGCGTTGATGTTTTACAAAGGTATCGAGCCTCAATCTACAGTAGATTATTCAAAAGATGGGTTGTATTTGGGATTTAAATACAACTATACAGAATCGGATATTGCTGCCTTTGAGCAATCACATGGCGCTGAAATTACAGATGCTACAGATAAAGACATTGTGGACCTGCTAACTAACAAAAACATTGTTGCATTCTTTCAAGGTCGCAGCGAAAACGGTCCTAGAGCATTAGGTAATAGAAGCATTTTGTTTGATCCTAGATTCACAGACGGAAAAGATTATGTAAACAGCGTTAAAAATAGAGAATATTTCCGCCCGTTTGCAGGATCAATTATGCAGGAACATGTACACGAATGGTTTGATCTGCGTGGTATGACAGATACTCCGCACATGATGTATGCAGTAAATTGTCAACCGGGTATCGAAGAAAAGATTCCTAGTATCATACACATTGATGGAACCTGCCGTATTCAAACTGTAACCGCTGAGCAGAATCAGCATTATTATAATCTCATTAAAGAATTTTATGATACTACAGGTTGCCCGATAATTTTCAACACCAGCTTTAATCTAGGTGGAGATCCACTAGTAGAAACCTTGTTTGATGCTATAGAAACACTGCAAAAAAGCAAAATAGAATACTTGTATCTTCCTGAATACAAGAAATTGCTAAAAATTGCCAACTAATCAAAGTCCGTTAATTCCCTGCCGATGTTGTTTATGCTAAATACTCAATACACCAGTGGATCTATATGGACTTTACTAGATATTTTTTACGCGGACTCAAGGGCACCCTAAGATTTAACAACGGAGTTAATCTCAGTTATAAAGGCCCTTGGGTTGAAATTTCCCCCAATACAGTTATTGACGAATTTTACGTGGGCGATTTTATGTCTGCAGAATATACTATATGCGTGGACGGCGGAACCGTTGACAAAGAAATTATTAAATGTTTAGTAGTTGCTGGCCCGTCTTCGGCTAGTATTACAATATATGGCAGAACTTCGTTACAAGATGATATGATAAACTTATCTGCTACAGTCAACGATTCAAAAGTAACACTTCTAGCATCTCCAATTGGACCAGAATCAAAAAAATTGATATTCAGCGTTAGCTATTATCATGCTATAAATGATTTATAAGAGAACAAAATGACTGTTGAATACTCCCCACTAAAATCGAACTATGGATTTGCAAGTCCCGGATTTGCAGTAGACGAATTAGGCAATGTTAATCTAGCTAACAATATAGTTGTATCGGGAACTACTACTATAAGCGGAACGCTATCTGTTTCAAACTTAAATTTAAACGGCATCACACTTTTTGATGACGATGATTCAACGGTATCATTGTCAACTAATATCACTAACAGTCATCTAAGAAATCTAGGAGTATTAGAAAGACTTGAGGTAGACGGCGATGTTTTCATTGGAATTTCATCTACTAATTTTATCAGTATAGATAACGGATCAGTGGTCATTAACAGTTCGGAGACTGGCAATATGGATAATATAGCAATCGGAGAAAATACTCCAGCAGACGCTACATTTTTAGATGCAGCCGCAAACAACACACCAACATTAGCCAGTCACTTGACTAGAAAAGATTATGTTGATGCAAGAGTAACAGCGTTTTCGATAGCATTCGGAGCATAAGGAAAAGATTAAATGGCAAAGAAACAGATAAAAACTTACGTATTTGAACCGGGAATAAGCAAAGATGCTAATGCTTTTCCTAAGGCCTATGCCCTGTTGGCAGCAAACAAAGCCTTCATTCAAGCCCAGGTAGTGGCATTTATAAATGCAAGGATAGCAAGTAATTCCGCACCGTATGTGGGATATACATATGCACCAGCAAAGTGTACTAGAGATGTGGGCTATTTTATTGATGCTATTTTGCATGATTTACGCTACGGTGGTAATGTAAAAATTAGACAGGTAGCTGATTATTTTCATATCAACGGCGAACCTATGATTCGAGGTGATGTATCCCCTGAAATTGCGGGCCAGGCATACATAAGAGATATTATTAACAATTTTATCTTTACAAACAATCCGGTAACTCCAACCTACGGACAAACAACAGTATCTCAGGTTATTAGTACAACAGGCGATAACGCAGAAGCTCCGGCCGCAGCAAGAATAACCAGCGAATTTCAAATTTTAGGTAATGTTATTCAGAATGGTCCAACAGCAATGGCCGCAAAAGTTTCAGGTGTAAGTTCTATCAGGCTGTTAGGCAATTATATGCCAAGCGAAATCTTATTGATAACAAATACCAACACTGGACAGATATTATATAATTTTGCTGACCCATCAAACACAGTTACTTTCGAATATAAAACTGGTAGAAGTAGCGGAGACGGCGAATTACTAAGCGATTTAGATTACCCATCGTGGTGGCAAACCACTGATACAATTACCACAGTTAATTTATCAGAAAATACATCAACGCTCACAGCAACAACAGATTTACAAATATTTGTTGAAGAAGAATATCAAACAATTCGCCCTTGGTCTTTTGGTACAGACGCTATTGAACGTATGCGTGTTGCTGCTCCGCAGGCCATGCTTGACGCTGACTTTGAATACGGACTACAGCCAACTAAATGGCAGGCGCTAGGACTGTTAAGAAGCTATCCTAGCTTCTATGAAATTCCTGCAACTGATTTAACAATTAATTCTATCACCACTGACGCATCAGAAACTACAGGATTCTTTGGAGCGTCATTGATTACAGTTTCAACTAACGGACCACACGGTTATTCAGTTGGAACTCCTATCACTGTCAAAGGCCTATCTAGCAACACCAACGGATTTTCTAGGGCAGAAGGTACCTTTTTAGTTTATAATATTCCAAGTGCAGTATCGTTTACCTATTATGCCTCAGCCAAAGTAGGCGTAACACTTGGTGAAAGTCTGTTCACTTCTTTTGCACAAATTAGGCAAGCTGGATTTTATACTGGTGCTAGCATTGGAGCCCCTACATTCAGTGTTGCCAGCAACGGCTCAACCAGTACGATTACTTCAGTATTTGATTCTCCTATTACCTCGTTGAGAATTGCCTACTCAGGAACCACACCAACATCAGGAGCCCCAATCACAGGAAGTCTGTTTATTCCAGCAGGAACATCTGTATCAGCTCTTAATGGAACTACAGTGACAACGGGATTCGCAAAAAATAATATTTCTCCAACTGACACCACAATATCACTGACCAATTATGCAGGAATATCAAGCGGTATGGCCTTTGACGACGGCGCGGGTAATGCAGTATATATTAACTCTATTATCAGCGGTGTTGCTAATCTTTCTGCGGCATGTGGGCTTACAAAATTAGGTGCAGACGGCATTGATACAGGAGTTACTGGCACAATAGTACCGGCCATTGGTTCGGGGGCAACTTTTAATGTGTCACGAATTTCTGGAGTATACACTGTCACTGATCCGCAGGACAGCTCATCCAACGGCATTAACTATGCAGTAGGCGACCGAATCAAAATTGAAGGCAATCAGTTAGGTGGAATAGTAGTCACACACGATCTAATCATCACTGTTACTAGTATAGATAGCGGCGGCTCAATCACAGGATTTAGCTATAGCGGAACAGCCTCCTCCGGAGGTGGCACTTATACCGCAGTTAGCCAATCATCTACAACCAGTGCAGCAGGTGCTGGTGCAACTATTACCGTGATACGAATAGGAGGAACTGGCGAATATTCAGTGTCGTTGGCCTCCGGCGGAACAAACTTTCTACCAACAGATACCGTAACGTGGGCTGGAACCAGCTTTGGCGGAACTAGCCCAGCCAACAATATTGTTATTCAAGTTAACGGTGTCACAAGTGGTGCTATAGTTGACTGGGAATTAGTTGGCACACCAGTTGGTGTAACAGGCAATGGAAATTATGCGGCACCTACATCAGCTAATGTAGCAAACGCTGGTGCAGGAGCAGAATTTACCATAGAACGTATTTCCGGATCATATAGCAGTCAAGTTACAGATGGTGGCACAGGTTATAGAAACGGCAATAAGATTTTAATCTCTGGCACTAGTGTAGGTGGTGCAACACCATTAAACGATGTTATAATAACGGTTTCTAATTCAACTGGCGGCGTAATTGATTCAGCTGGCGCTAGCGGCACACCGTTCTCCGGCGGCAGTATTTCAATATACCCTTCACTAACCTTGAGTGAAGCACTAACCGGCGAACTTCTATCTGGGACAGCGTTGGATGTTGGTGCAATCGGTACCATACAAGTTGACTTTACATCCAAACACGGACTAGTTCCAGGCGCAACCATATTGGCCAATATTACTTCAACTCCTGCTCCAGAGCTAACCGCAGTTGCAACAGTTCTTCCAAGTTCCGGTACATGGGTTGATGTGGCCGGATTTGGTGGCAGATTCGTTGCTATTAGATCAGGCAGCACTTTCACAGCAGTTTCTAGCAATGGAACAACATGGACTGCCGGCGGAACTTTAACCGCAGGAGAAACATGGACCAGCATTGCTGCTGGTCCAATTGGCATTACAACATATTGGGTGGCTATCTCTAGTGGCGGCACCGTTGGAAATTATTCTACAAATAATGGAACAACTTGGCTGGCCATGGGTGCATTACCAACTTCAGGAACATGGACCAGTGTGGCCTATTTTAATGGAGCATTTGTTGCTGTACGAAGTGGCTCTGCTCAAGCAGCGTATTCCGTAGATGGTATTACTTGGACAACTGCTACACTACCAAGTTCAACTACCTGGCAAGATGTATCTGGTGGTACAGTTGGAACTTCAGCGTTCTTCGTGGCTGTGGCCACAGGTGGTACAGCAGCAGCTTATTCTGTAGACAACGGAGCAAACTGGACTGCTTCAACATTGCCGGCTAGCACAACATGGAATGCTGTTACATTTGGAAACTCTAGATTTTTAGCGGTAGCAAGAAACACTGCGGTAGCGGCGCTATCAACTAACGGAACTTCATGGGTAGCAGTCACATTACCAGTGTCAGGCACATGGAATGATTTGGTATTCGGAGACGAAAACTTTGTTATAGTGGCAGACAGTGCCGGCCTGATCTTAACGTCATTTACTGGAGAAACCGGTAGCTACACTGAAAGAGCCAGTGCCTCAACCGCTGCCTATGAGGCCGTTGCATATGCTGCATATTCAGGAGCTCCTGATAAGTTTGTGGCAGTGGTACCTTCAACAACAACAGCACAAGCAATTACACTGACCTCAGCTAACCACCAAGTGGCAGCAGGTCCATTTGTTGTCACTGAAGTTCCAACTGATACTAGACTTAGATATCCAGCAAGAACTACTGGATCTATAAATTCTACTGCTGCTATTACAGGAGCACTATATGCTAGACCCGATACCTTTTTTACACACAGACCGTTTGACGGTGGTGTTCAGTTAGGCACTGGTGGTCCGCAATACGGCTCGCAGGCAATTCGTCAGAGCAAAAAATATATTCGATACCAGTCTGGTAAAGGCATGATGTATACCACAGGTGCATTATTTGCACCTAGTTATAACATTTCTTCAGCAACTGCGGCTGCGTTAACAGCAAACAGTATTATTACTATTACCACAGACGATACAGATCATGGAGCACAAGCAGGTGCAACAATTGAAATTGTTGGAATGGTATCATTTGAATACAACGGTGTATACACAGTTGAATCTGTACTCAGTTCTAGAACATTCACAGTAAGATCAATAGTTCCGCTATCGACAACAACAGCCGAATTAGGATCTGACACTAGAATGTTAGCAAGAAGCTGGCACGGCTCCACAGTTAGAGTAGGAGCATTTGACGAACAGAACGGAATTTTTTATCAGTACGATGGTCGAGAAATGGCTCTTGTTAGACGAAGCAGTACTCAGCAGTTGACAGGAACAGTGTCCATAAACATTGAAAGTAATCTCATAAGCGGAACTGGAACACGTCTTGCTGAACAGTTAAAAGCTGGAGACAAGGTGGTGTTAAGAGGAATGACACACACAGTTACCGGAATTACCAGCAATACTCAAATGACAGTGACTCCTGACTGGCGTGGTGTGAATAATATCAGCGGTGCTAAGTTGTGTGTGATTACGGAATTAATTATTCCTCAACGTGAATGGAACATGGACAAGGCCGACGGTACAGGTCCTTCGGGATACAATCTTGACGTATGTAGAATGCAGATGATCGGTATTCAATACTCATGGTATGCGGCTGGATTTATCGAATACATGATAAGAGGATCAGACGGTAAGTTTATTTTCTTGCATAGAATTCGAAACTCAAACGTAAACACAGAAGCATACATGCGTACAGCTAACTTGCCAGTTCGATATGAAGTTGAAAATGCTTCAGCAAGAAGTAAATTAAAAACAGGAATCAACTCATCTGCAACATCAATGACACTAACAAATGCAGCTAGATTTCCAGATGCGGGCACAGTGTATGTTGACAATGAAATTATTGCATACTCAAATAAGTCCGGAGACACACTAACTGGCTGTACACGAGCAACCAGTTTGAATAACTTTGTTGCAGGTTTGAATCGTTCGTTCACTGGTAGTACAGCAGCGGCACACGCCGCTGGGGTTGGCGTTAATTTAATCAGTTGCATACTAACCCCTACAATTAGTCATTGGGGATCTGCACTATTAACAGACGGATTGTTTGACGAAGATCGAGGATATATTTTCAGTTATGCAGCGGCAGCGGTCAGCGTGACTACCACTAAACAAACAGCTTTCATGATTCGATTGGCTCCCAGTGTGTCTAACGCACTTGTGGGAGATCTAGGAGAACGAGATCTATTAAACAGGGCTCAGTTGTTGCTAAAGAGTTTGGCAATTGCTGCTGATACTGGTACAGGCGTTTTGGTTATTGAAGGAGTGTTAAATCCTAGAAATTATCCTGCAAACCCAAGCAACATTATTTGGACAGGTTTGTCGAGTTCTGGTGCAGGCGGCCAGCCAAGTTTTGCACAAATTGCACTTGGTGGATCTATCAACTGGGGTGGAGTTCCATTAACAACTGCCACAGCAGCAGTGTCAGGACTTGTGCAAACTACTGTTACAACACCTGCAGTGACTACTACAACATATACTAATTCGTTTAGGATTGATAGAAATACATTTATTATCACTAACGCTCAATATGATGCTAGCGGATTACAAATTGGAGATATTTTAATTAATGCTACTTATCTTGTGGGAAATAGAACAGTGACTAACATTCAAAGATCTGCACTTAGTATCACTGCTGTGGGCTATACTGTTATTACTATGAGCGCAAATGCCAGTTCAAACTCACCTGCTAACTCTGCAATATCAGTAACTGTACAGATTCCACAAACTGCGGCAACATATGCAAGTACCAACTATCTATTCTTTACCAATGCGTCATGGAACTCATCCGGCGCAACCATTGGTACCAGAGTCGATACATCAACTACGCAATTTCCTGCAGGAACTTCGGTATCAGCAGTTACAACTAGAACATTGGGAGTTACAACAGTTCGACGGGTGACATTTACGCAGAATGCAAACACTTCAGTTGCAGCAGCAGCCACCATAACATTCCAGTTCGGAGATTTTCCAGCTGCTCTTCCAGGCGAACAGGTATTTTCCTTTATTTCAACTCCGGGAAGTACTAATGAGCTAGATCTAGGTGAATTGAAAGAACTTACAACAACAGCAATTGGTGGACGTGGTACATTCCCTAATGGCCCAGACGTATTGGCCATTAACGTTTACAAGGTATCGGGTACTGCGGTACCAGCGTCGATTATTTTACGTTGGGGTGAAGCGCAGGCTTAATTGGCCTGAATACGTTCCCAGTGAACCAGTTTCTGATCTAACGATTTTTTGATTGTTATCAAATTTGAACGTAGATCAGAAACTTCACTGTTTATTCTTCCTGTAATCATCATGCTGTCGTGACTACGGTCAATATAGGATACCTGCTCTTTCAACTTCACCAAGAGATCAATCAGCTCTTTTTGCGCTGTCGGTTCGGATATTTTTATAATCCTTTCTTGATAGTTTTTGTAATCGTCTTTGAAACGTTGACTATTTTGTATTTTTGGAATCATTTTCTAGTACCAGTATAGTATCAATCTTTGCTCTAATAAGCTGATTATTTAATGTTGTTTTTAGTCCGCCATGCAGATTCTTAGGAAGACAATCAACGTTTGCCCAACAGATTGTTTGACTAGCCGAAGTTAAAAATTCTTTTTCAGTTAGACAAACATACGTGCCGTATTCAAATCCCCGATCCTCACTGAGATATAATTCTATTGGCAGTATTCTACCAACTGCATATTCAGACATAAGACTATCAGCATCTTCTAAAAGAGTAGAACTTCGAGGAAATGTGGGCACAGTCCATTTTTGATCTTCTAGGATCAATAGGATTCTACTAGTGGTTTTAGATAGAAAAAGTAATCCGGCACGTTGTTGCATCTATTACTTATACAGGGTCTAGATCGAATCTCCAGTATCCTGACATATATTCGCCCTCAAAACTCTTCATCCACTGACTGTCCACGCCCCAACGATATTGAATGCCTGTTTTTAAATTTTGAAACAGCAAGCTAACTACTGCAAATTTGTTATTATTTGACGGTACTAGAGCGTTGTCGCCTTGAGTTATATTAGCAGTTGCTCGATAGGCCACTCCATCATAGATAACAATTTGATTTGAAGCATATACCTGTGTACTAGTGGTTAACGGAGTTGGAGTAGAAACTACCCAAGTAGGAATTAAATCAACCCATGCAGTACCACTCCACTCTATAATAGCATTGGCCTTTATTACAGGATCACTGCCATTTAGATTTTTCCAGGCATCGGGCCCATCATAGTTAAAGGTTGGGTTGAACGGTGGATTGTCAACTAGAGTCCCTACATTAGTACTAGTATTAACATCATCTAACACCAAATATCTAGTGCCTGCAACTATAGATTGATCGGCAGTTTCTTTGTTAGGACGTTTAGGGTTGAACTTGTAGGGATCAACAATGGCATCCACAGTAGTACGACCAGCAGGATATACTGAACTAAAAATCACAGTATTCGACGGCCGATCCTCAAGGTTTACCAACAAGCGTGTAGGGTCTAGCTCATTGATTACAAAAGTACCGCCCATTTCATTACCGTCTGCCTGTAAGAAGAATATCTTACTGATTCCAGAAATATACCCACCATAAATACCTACTATGGTATTCCAATCGATTGGTTGGCTGGTCTTTGTAGGAGGTTCTAGTTTGTTATTGATAATAACTTCGTTGGGAGAAACAATTGATACATCGAAGTCGTTGGCTTGATCATTGCTGCTTTTTAACAATAATATTCTAAAGTTTCCGCTAACATTTCTAGTGTGTATTGAGTTTCCATTACCGGCATAGATTAAATCATCAAGATTGAGTACATCACCGCTTTCACCAAACACGTTGGCAACAATATTTCTAATAACACCTAACTTCTTGACCTTGGCAGGCGGGCTAATATAAATTGGCATTTTAAATTCAATAGAGCATATGTCAATTTCACTATCGCTTGCTTGGGGAATAGTTCTAGAACTAAAATTTAACGTAGATAAATCAATAACACTGAGACTGGTCCAGTCAATGTAGTTGTCAGTGGTTTGTATTTCTAAACTGGGATTGAACAGTACTAGAATCTGTTCCATTAGTTGTAATTTTTGATCAGTATTTGAAGTCCATATGTCAGCTTTCATTGACAGGTTAAACGGAGTAGGCATTAGTCTTTCAACGGTGTACCCTGCTCCTTGATAATTTTTATACTCTACCGCACCGGCATTTTCTTCCCAAGCACGTTCGTTGATATGTAATTTGCTAACAAAGCTAGCATCGGCTAATCTAGTGGTGTCCATTTCTAGACCCGAAATATAACAGGCAATTCTAGGCACAGTGGACATTTTGTTTTCACTGTTATCTTTGATTATACTAGCCACTTGCCTAGTCATATCACCATACATTACTGGCACATGATTCAATGTACCGTCTCCGGCTTTGTATTTGAACCCTATGAACACACGCATGAACTGTGTGACATACCGTCTTATCTGCCCGTCATAAAAATAGTCCATTACTCGTCTGCCTTTGGTCTAAGAGCCTTGGTAAGGCTTTGCTTCTCTTTAACTACGTGTCCATTAACTACAGATTGTGTAGGATTATTAATGAAACTGGTCTTGTGTGTTACTCGTACATCTTTATCTAGGAACACATCGTTGGGTGAACCGCCAGCTACTACATCTTCGTAGCCCATATTGCTCATTGTCATTCTGTTTACGTCCTCTACCTTTATCCATCGTGTGCCACTATATCTAAATAACCTCTTAGGTAGATAATCTGTTCTTAAACAGAACTGTCCAATAGATGGAGCAATAGGGAACGTAATTCCTGCAGTGAACGGAGCGCCATTTGGCGGTATACCATCACCGTCGCCAATTCTAGGACCATCGTAATCCGGGCTTTGGTAAATGGTGCTAGCTGTAGATCCTACGTATATAGGATTATTATCTGCATCAAATAATAAATTACCTTCAGCATCTGTGGCCTGTGTTTGAAAGCTGGCCAATGACTTAGTAGTTGAAGCATCTATAAGTTCAACTCTGCCGTCTGCATCTTTCTGTATCATGTAATGGCGAGTAGTATCATACCCACTCTTAGGTGCATCTGCTTCAGCTTGATCAAGAACTGCCTGTGTAATCTGCATTTCTTTTTCATACGTAGACATGATATCTCGTAGAGTTTGATCACTGCCTTCGCCTGCTGCCCCGTCCAGTATTTCTTTAAACTCTTGACTGTCTACTAGGGGTTTGCATTTTGCACGATATAGGTGCGGATACCACGTTACTGAAAATCCTTCAGCTGCTCTGTTAACTTCTTCGACTACAAAGAAACGTTTTAGAGCAAATTGTAAATCGTTAAGAGCATACTCGTCTTTTAGATGCGGCAATTCAATAACGTCACCTGAAATAATCTTACGACCTAATTTTTCTACAGTATCGTTGATGTGAAAAGTGATAAAAATTGTATCGTTTTGTAAAAACAACCCAAACTGACTTAGATTAAAATCAATATCTTGTAGACTGTATACTCCCCGTAATTGATAGATATCAGGATCGTATTTTCTATCTCTGTTTTCTAAAAATAACAAATCTTGAATATTGCTAACACTATTGCCTGTATAGGCAGGAGTTGTTGGGGTAATATCGCTGCTAGATCCTGGCCCAATATACTTGTGAACAAGCACATCAGTACCGCCAACCTGGAACATTTCCCAGGCGGTTTTATCTATAAATTTGTAGTCATTGCCCTTTTCGGGCCTGTATAAACTGAGTCTTGGCATAGTAGTATATTTACCGCTACGATAAATAACAGTATGAGCCAAATTGATCAATCCAAACAAAGCGTTTACGACTACTGCAAAGCCATGCTGGGCGACGGCATGATTGACATTGAACTAGATCCTATACACTACGAAACTGCCCTAAATAGAAGTTTGGGTGTTTTCCGCCAGCGTTCAGATAATGCTGTAGAAGAAAGCTATCTGTTTTTAACACTACAGCAAGATCAAAACGATTACATTTTACCTAAAGAAGTTCAACAAGTTCGACAGATTTTCCGTAGAAGTGTTGGATCACGTAGTGGCAACGGATCGGGCGGTACAGTGTTTGAACCGTTCAACATGGCCTACACAAATACCTATTTGTTGTCATCTACAAACATGGGCGGACTGTTGACCTACGAATTGTTTTCACAGTATCAAGAGCTAGTGGGCAAAATGTTTGGAAGTTTTATCAACTTTACATGGCATTCTCAAAGCCGTAAATTAACTATCCAACAACGCCCAAGAGGATTCGAAGAAGTTATGATACAGGTCTACAATACTAAACCTGACTTTGCCATCATCGAAGATACATATGCCGGACAATGGATCAAAGACTACACATTGGCTAATTGTAAAATGATGTTAGGGCAAGCTCGCGAAAAGTTTGCTCAAATTGCAGGACCAGGTGGCGGTAGCTCACTAAACGGCGCTGCTATGAAATCAGAAGCCACCGCCGACCTAGAAAGATTAACTAAAGAATTAGAAACACTAGTTTCTGGCGGATCCGGTTATACATTTATAATTGGTTAAAAAGGTTTGACCTTGCAATAAATTTGTAGTATAATGTTTCTAATAGGAGACATTTATGATTATAGGTATATGCGGATTTATTGGCAGCGGTAAGGACACAGTCGCTGACTATCTAGTTAACTTCCACGAATTTAGAAGAGAAAGTTTTGCGTCCACCCTTAAAGATGCAGTAGCCGCAGTCTTTGGCTGGGATCGTACCATGCTAGAAGGCCGAACTAAAGCTGCACGTGAATGGCGAGAACAAGTAGATCCGTGGTGGGCTGAACGTTTAGATATGCCAACACTAACACCACGTTGGGTGTTGCAATATTGGGGCACAGAAGTATGCCGAAAGGCATTTCATGACGATATCTGGATTGCCTCATTAGAAAACAAAATTCGCAATTCACGAGATCACGTAGTAATCAGTGACTGCCGATTTCCTAACGAAATCGAAGCTATTAAAAAAGCAGGCGGTAAAATCTATTGGGTGCAGAGAGGCGAATTGCCCGAGTGGTATAACGATGCGCTCAGTGCAAACCAAGGCAGTAATCTAGGTCTAAATGCTATGAAGATGAAAAAAATTCATGCTAGCGAATGGGCTTGGATTGGTTGTGAGTTTGACGGAGTACTTGACAATAACGGGACTATTGACGAATTATACAATAGATCAGAAAGACTAGTAGTCGGCGACAAGATCGCCTTGCCGCCAGATAATGCCGTCCTTGCTTAATACACTGACACAATTAGCGCATACTGTTTTTAAATTATTATGACGGCAATTGTCTAGATTACCGTCAACATGAAACACTCTAAATACTTCCGAGTATATTGATTTAAAGCCGCACTTATCACAGGCATTTTTTATTCTATACCCTGCTCTAAACCAGCGGGGTATTCCGTAATTAACTCCGTGAGCCATACAGATTTCGCACAATGATCTATAATAGATCTTGTCGTTTTTTTTATAGTTAACAGCACGGGGTCTTTGCCCGCACCTACAAAGCGGTCTCATAAACATATTTACACCTTTTCAACCCCTTTTTCATCTAGTATAACAGGCCAATTTTAGCGGATACCGCTAAATAATATGAGCAACTATTACCAGGAGAAAATGGGATGGCACTACAATCACCAGGCGTACAAGTTACGGTAATCGACGAGAGTTTTTATACACCAGCTGAGCCTGGTACAACTCCTCTTATCGTTATTGCAACCGCAGAAGATAAATCAAATGCAGCAGGCACAGGCACTGCTGCTGGAACAACACAATCAAATGCTGGCAAGGTATTTAAGATTACCAGTCAACGAGAACTTGTTGATACTTATGGAGTTCCGTTCTTTGAAAAGACAGCTTCTTCAAGCCCAATACATGGCGGAGAAAGAAACGAATATGGACTACTAGCAGCATACAGCTTTTTGGGTGTAAGCAATTCAGCATTTATTGTTCGTGCAGATGTAAATCTAGACGAACTAGAAGGTCAAACAGTCGCCCCGGGAGCAGAACCAATCAATGGAGCATGGTGGGTTGATACACTAGCGACATCTTGGGGTATCCAGGAATGGAACGGCGCAGGTGCTGATACTACAGGCGGACAGAAGTTTGCATTAAAAACTCCAATTGTGTTAACAGACAACGACGAATCCAAAGTTGTATCAAATACTCCAAGATCATCAGTTGGATCAATTGGTGATTACGCAATCGTATTCCAAACAGTACTAGGAACTGGATCTTATACTGCCAGTAGAGAATTAGCTACACTATGGCTTAAGTCAGCAGGCGGCACATA